AGACACATAAAAAAGTAACAAAATTAGAAACTCAATTGTATAAAGAATTAAAGGCAATGCAACAACGAATAAAGAACGAAAGACATAAAGCAGCTATAGATAAAAAGATAGACCCCAAAAAAGAATACATCGAAAAGATTAAAGGCATAAGTCCATGACTTAGTTTAGACGTATATTAACGGGGATTTAGCAGGCTAAGTACGTTATGGTTATTCGTGGTTGGATAAATAATGACAGAAATAGGCAAGTGAGGTCTCCGTTAATATGAATAGATACAGCAGTTATACATCAGAATACAAGCCCTCAGAGATTTACGAACAACGTGTATCCCAAAATGTCCGTAAAATACTACGAGAAGATTCAGAAGTCTTCGAAAGAGTTAGTGGCCAAAAAGTAGAAGAAGACTATGAAGACGAAATAACTAAGGCATTCGACTATCTAAAAGACGCATTTGACTATAATTACGAGGCAGATTATGAAGACTACTAGGGAAAAGGAAAAGGTAGCTCATAAAAACTGTGCTAATTATAGTAATGGGAAGTGCCTTGGTGTTGAAATGAGAGTAAAGGGGAAACCTGGACGTAAAGTCAGGGTTGGCATAAGAATTGAAGAAACGAAAGTTGGGAAACTTTGTCTAGATATAGTTGATACATGTGAGTATTTCGACTATATCGTTAGTCCCAATAGCCTTAAATCCCCTTTGAGGCGGCGCTCCTGAGAAATCGGGAGCGTTTTTTTTTATATAACAATTACTTAAGTGGCGATTTTCTTGATATTCTCTTCTCTATAGCCACATTGTTTAGGAACATTAACATAGCCAAGTGGAATTTCATAGGCATAGCAGCAATGCCACGGTCTCAATTTGTCCCTGGTCTTATAGATAAAACATTTATTATTTTTCATAAGGTACTTACACTTTTCCCCAGTTTCAGGATTATAACAACAAGCTGCACACTGGGTACATAGAGATTCATCAAGATAGTTAACGGACACTAATATGATTTTCTAGCAATCTTCTGCCCTATATATATCACTAAAACAATACCAAGCACTAGAAAGCCATCAAGAAAAGGATTGCCCGTATCGGCTTCTATTGCCCCAATGGGTGTTTCAATTCTTACTTTTGGCTGAAGGATTATAAGGGAGTCGTTATTCATAACTATAATTTACATCCTAAGAAGAGCTTTTCTTCCTATTTTAAATGCAAGTTTCTTTAATAATTCTTTACTATGCTTGCCAGCTTTCCCGTATTCCTTCAGACTTAATGACTTTACAAGCCTCTTCCTTCTTCCTATTCTTGCAAAGTCTTCGGCTTTCATAGACTTTCCTGCAGTCGTACTGTGAGCTATATTAAAATGGACACGTTTCTGGAGAGCTCCTGTCCCTTTTCCAAGGACATCATATCTATCGCTTATTAATATATCACGATGTAGTTTGCCATATCTGCTTTTCCAAACTTTAACATCAGCATTAACACCACCAGAGAGATAATGGGGTTTATATCCAGGTGAAAAATTAATTAACAACTCACCATTAGGACCAACTTTATAGTTTTGCATAAATCTTTTTAACTCACTCCTAATAGACTCAACCTGTGGATGTAGTTTGTTAACACCTCTTAATTCTGTACCCATCATCC